CTCGTATGTGTCGCGTTTAATCGGCACACCGGATATATAGCCACCACACGCAAGGGGAAGAGCAAAGCGTTCAGCTTCTTTTGGAAGCTTGCTCGGCTGGTAACCTAGCGATAAGTAGGTATATCTACGCGGACACCCGGCAGTCAGTACCCCTTGGTCGGGGTTTAACCACTCGGGTATGAGGTGGACCTTGCCATCTATGTACGACCTAAGTAGCGAAAGTGTGCGATGCAAAGGGATACGCTCCCTTGCACACCACCCAGCTACCTGGTTAATTGCTACATAGACGTCTTGTTCCGCAGCAACCGATTTCACATAGAAAGGAGTCACATCGACCCCGTTTAGGAAATCGCCACCACAGGACTCGCGAAAGGAACCTTCACTGTAGGACTTATCTAAATTAACGACAAGTCCCGCCTTTGTCAAGACCTCTACGAATCCAGCATACTCATGGGTAGGGATAATTATATCATCCCCGAACACGCAAGTGTTCGACCAGTCGATAAAAAGACTGGGACCCCCATGTATACACCTATATCCATAGATCAGAGCTACGATTAGCAATGTCATAAGGGGAAAAGTAAAACCATTCCCCATAGTGCTAATCATATGTAGCTCAACTTGGATACCTACATCAGACGCTTTACCATCGCGTTTGACTGTAATCATGGGCGACCTGAGCTTCATTAACAGGTCGAACCATGCACTAGGCATCAGGGCACGTACAAGATCGATGCTAATCATATCGCTAGCGGACTTCAGGTCGAGAGTAGCAACACTCCCATCTCTTGATCCACGCTGGGCCATAGCCACGTTCTTAGGCTGTTGGGTGCGAATGTCTAGCCCGATATGCCGAAGTGCCCCTTCGAGATACATACCTGCAGCAAGCTGCAGGCACATGTTCCCTGAGGGTTCTATGGCAATTGTACGTTCAGTGTCCTCATTTTTCGGTACAGTTGTTAGTCGGGAGCCTTCAACCTGCGTAGTGCCCGAAACTCCTTGCTGGCCATCTCTGGCCACGAAGTAAGGGTTCATACTACGTAGTTTAAGCACCAAAGGCTCACACAGAGCGGTACAAGTCATACTCTGTCCAATCTTATCGACAGTGTGTGTCCCCTTAACGCCATTACTGGCTCCGGGGCCAAACCGCCAATTCGACCAAAGGTATGACATCTCGAGCGGCTGTTGAATGGCCAGCTCATCCCAGGTACTCGTGAAACGCTCTAAAACATTAAGTACGAAATAACGAGCGTTAGCCACAATCCTAGGATCGAGGGTAATCGAGGGCGGTGAGCTCTTTTGGAGTTCACCAACTCGAGCATTTATCGACAAGAAATCGTCGATCGCTTTACCTCGAAGATCTTCTCTAAGGAAGCGTGCTCTTTTACGAGCACGTTGTACCTGACGAGAGACCGCAAAACTTGCCGGTCCCCTGTCAAGAAGCTCTTCTAACATCGTGTTGAAGAGCGCCGTAAGGCGTTCCTCATTACGACCTTGAACGTTACTTTTACTCACAGGATAACTCCCGATGATTATAACGGTTTAACCAGGATGAGTCTTGAAACGGCGTTAACCTACCGTCTCTTCTGATCCAACATTCCCCTGGGCTGAAGTGTTTCCAACCCATAAGGCATGTAGGATGTATCGACTCCAAAGGCGTTCCTCAGCCGGTGTAAAGCGGTCATCGTCGCCTCGACGTACTCCTTTGGCGCACTCGCAAGTAAAACAAGCGAGCACGTTATGAGAAGTACAACGAGTCTTAGACAACACAGCCGGCACATTCAAAGAACACCCGTCAACACAGTGACCGAAATACCGCTCGCTTGTTCCCAGCCAACTCCAAAATGGCAGCTGATAAGGGCGCGAACTTCTTCCGGTTCATACGTGTCGACGCCGGCATAACACTCCAGGATCGTGGTAATTTTGTTTACCATGATACTCTGGTTCGCTGCCGGAGCAGCCCCTTTTCGTGTGACGAGTTTGTACACGTTCAGGGGGATGTTCCTGATAATTCCCGTTACGGGATTTGCCTGCGGCAACGTTCGAAGGATCGGAGGCCGGAAAAACGTCGTTGTGAACGGCTTACTAACGCTGTTCACATCAACGCTTGTCTGAGTACCACCCAGAGCACTAATGGCGTATTGTTTACCATTAATGTTAGGCGCGGTATCCGAGGTGAGCGTGTAGGTCGGGCTTGTCAGCCCGGTGACCACGGCTCCTGTAACAGGTGAAGCTGGTGCGAAAGCCATGAATGGCTCCTATATCGGTTAAGGACGTAATAGTCTGGATACCGTGACAAGTCAAGTCACAGCTTAGGACCACGTCGTCCCGCTATAACGGACCCCAAGTTTAGAAGCTTGGTAAGCCCGTTGGAAGCGATCTCATCCACTGTTTTAAGGCGGAGTGACCGCGTAGGAAGTGAGCCTATTTTCACGCGTGTAAACTTCGTATAAACCCCAACAGAAGGAGACCCACTGATACTAGCAGTTACGCCAGCACCGTAAATCGCCTTTGGAGTTGCCGTAGTTCTACACTGATACTTGTAGTTCTTTGATATATACACTGTTGATACTGGCAATGTATAGAACATATCATCGAGCCACGAGCCTACAGTAGAAAAGTAATCGAACGCCCAGGAATAGGGTGTAAGCTCCCAAAGAATACTTGGAAGAGCTTCAACCTTCAACCCAAGGTGATCGGCTACACTGTAGTTGGAGCCTGAGCGGACTTGTATGTCCACTCCTGCTACATATCGGATACCTTGAATGTGGTAGCCGGCTTTGAAGAAGCCCAGCGTCACATGCGAGGTAATTGCCTCAGAACTTGACATGTTGATCAAGCCTGTGACATACTCCTGCGTGGCGGTTCCAGTTACAACAACTCTGCGGTCTGCCCTAGTAACATATTTCAGGACAGCATCAGCACCAGATTGGAGATCTTTGAGAAGCGGATTTACTCCGAACCCAAAACCCAACCAGATGTCGCTGAGTTGCTTGGAAACGCTTTGGCCCTTAGATCTTTTGGCGGCTAACAAAGCTTTGAACGTACTCATACCGAGGCCATTGATCTGTCGCACTAAGCGATGGATCTCACGGCTTTCAGCAAGAGGCGGACCTAGCTGAGCGTTACCGACTTTGCCATTAAGCTTATTTTTGAGTCGACCAATAGCCATATCATCTAAGGCTACGGTACTATTCTCAGAAGTAAGGTTACCCCCAAAGTAAGTCCCATATCCGGTGCACAAAGTAAGTGCATTCTCGGAACGAACCCGATAATTTGTGGGTTTACACAAATAATGCTCCCTCGAATATGTTGAGGTCACATCAGTGCCCTTGGCAATTCCTAACCTCCAACCAGGATTCTTGATACCACCCTTCTCGTTGCTTCCCTGGTACTGCACCGCATCAACACTAATGTCGTTGGGAATGTAAAGCCGTGAGGCCTTACTATACCAATCGGCATGAATGATCCGTGGTGTGTATACAGGTTGCGTAGATGAGATGGCACCAACGCGTAGTACACCTTTGTGGTGCTTTACGCGCGGAAGATTTGGATAGAACTTAGGCTGTTTAGCCATATCCTGATCCTCCATTAGATGGCTGTAGATTTGAGGTACGGAGGAATCCGTGCCTAAAAGGGACCCCAACAATGTTGGGACGCACGTCATCAAGGACCTTATCATAGTCCTATCGATACTGCACTTTATATCGCGCAGTACCTATTCTTGAGCAGGGACCTCCAGGGCTGATTAGGCCGAAGAGCAACTTCACTCAAGATGATGACGTACATCCAAACGTCCACTCGGTAAGATAATTGGGTGTAGGAAAGACATGATGACTAATCATGGCGACCTACGTAGTATCCCAAGCTATCAGGGTTATGCTTCGGTTTTATTGCGACGCATAACTTTACGGTTAGTTAGACCGGCCGAGAGGAGGAGGGG